GTGAGGCGGCTCAGTGATAATTGACAATTTTTGATGAATATTTTATAATTATTTTTAGTACATATATTATGAGGAATAAACAATGAATATACTTAATATCATTAATGAATTGTCGAATACCCCATCTCGAAATAATAAAAAAAGCATTTTAGCTAGAGAAATTAAAAATAATTTACTTCGTGAAGTATTTGTCGCTGCATACAATCCATATATTAATTATTGGCAGGCGAAGATCCCAGAATATAAAAAAGATGATGTATCTTCGTTAGATTTAAAAACTGCTGTCGATCTACTTGATTCAATGGTCAATCGAAAAGTAACTGGTAATGAGGCGATTGAGTATTTTGCTATTGTATTGTCAAAGTGTAATAGTGATGATGCTGAGGTGATTAAAAGAATCATTCAACGGGACCTTCGTTGTGGTGTTTCAGAAAAAACAATCAATGATGTATGGAGTTGTGCAATACCTGGATTTTCAGTATTACTTGCCCACAAAGATATCAGTGGGATTAAGTATCCAGCTTTTGCACAAGTCAAGATGGATGGTGGTAGGTGTCACATGCATTTTGACGGTAATTCGGCCACTGCATGGTCTCGCAATGGTAAGGAAATTGCCTTTCACAGTGTATTTGACGAGACCGCAAAACAGTTAATGCAAGCTGGTGAAACTTGGGACGGTGAGATCGTCTTCTTCAAGAACGACAAAGCATTAGACAGGAAAACCTCAAATGGCCTGTTTAACAAGGGTGTGAAAGGTACGCTCTCTAAAGAGGAAGCTGCTCATGCAGTGTTTGTGGTTTGGGACATTGTGGACTTTTCTGGAACTATTCCATATGAACTTCGATATGAAAATCTAATTACAAGGTTTGGATCAAAATCTTTTGATAACATCAAAGTGGTAAGTACAAGTATTGTAAATAATGAAGATGAATCATTTGCGTTTTACAATAAATGCATTGAAGCTGGTGAAGAAGGTGCCATCCTAAAGAACAAGAATTTCAAATGGGAACCTAAGCGAGTCAAGGGTGTGGGAAAGATGAAGGCTGAAGAAGAGGCTGATTTGATTGTGGTAGGATATCAAATCGGCACGGGCAAATATGCGGGCATGTTGGGAGCCTTGACATGTGAGACCCAAGATGGTCTTCTTAGGGTTAATGTAGGTTCAGGTTGGTCTGATGAAGATCGAGCATCATTGACTCCTGAAAACACTCTAAACAAGATTCTGACTGTAAAATACAATCAGAAAATTCAAGATAAAAATGGCAGTAAGTGGAGATTGTTTCTTCCTCGTGCGGTTGAATTTCGTCTAGACAAGAACGTTGCCAATACTTTGGATGAATTGAAATGAATAATGATTTGATTTATAGACTGAGAAAGCGTGCTGAAATTCGAAGACAAATTATGACACGTAAGTCTGTCCAAGAAGGACAGCCTGATAGGATTGCAGATTTATTGGAAGAAGCTGCAAATGTCATTGAGCAACAAGACAAAGTTATACGTGAAAAGACACACAGTCCTAATTTAGGGCTTATTCATCAATAAGTTTTGTAAATCATAGTAGTTGGAGAATTTCTTTGATTGAGTATATTATTTTAGTGTGGTTACATTTCATAGGTGACTTCATTCTCCAATCAGATGAAGTTGCTAAGACTAAGAGTTCTAACAACAAGGTTCTATTAAAGCATGTGTTACTTTATGCTATTCCGCTTTTGATGTTTGGACCCTTATTTGCATCGGTAAATGCAGGTTTACACTTCATTGTGGATTGGGTGACAAGTAGGTTAACGTCTCACTATTACAAAACAGGTGAACGTCATAAGTTCTTTGTGACGATAGGAGCAGATCAAGCACTACATTTGACCTGCTTGTTTATAACTTTAAAACTACTAGGAGTATAATTCATGTGCATGACGGGCGACTTTAGATTAGATGCAAAATTAGAAGAGTTAAACAAAGAACACTATATGGAGATTAATGAGAGAATTACAGATGCCCAGGATGAAGCCTTTGCAAAACATATGGGACCTCAATTTAAATATCCCCCATTGATGTCTAGGGATATGATAATAGAGATGATTGAAGTACGAAGAGATCGTATCATAAGATATGTTGAATTACAGGTCCCTGAATTTTTCATGCAAATTGAATATAGTGAATTGAATAAGCTGATTCAAGCATTAAATGATGGGAAATTTGCACTTACTGACTCTGAAGTTAAATACTTAAAAGACTATACAGAAAGAGAAAAAAAGTTTTCTCCTTTGCAATTGTCTTGGCAGCAGTTTGATTATGAAGAAGTGTTTAAAGAGTTTTGGAACTAATTAGCAATGAGTACAATAATTGTTGTTGACGTTGAGGCGGATGGTCCTTGCCCTGGGTTGTATATGGGAAAGATGTTGGTGCTTCTTTTATGGGAAAACAGGACCGATTTCTGACATTTATGTTCCTGAAGCATTAGCAGTATCAAACATCACACGTGAAGCACATCTGATGTATTCTGCACCTTTGTCAGCTATGGTGCAGTTCAAGGAGTTCATTGATAAGAACACAAACGGGAAACCAATTTTTGTTTCAGACAATCCTGCTTTTGATTGGCAGTTTATCAATTACTACTTTCACAGATATCTCGGGGAAAATCCGTTTGGGTTCTCTGTCCGTCGAATTGGTGATTTCTATGCAGGTACCAAGAAAGATTGGTATGCAGCAAACAAGTGGAAGTATTTGAGAAACACAAAACACACTCATAATCCAGTTGATGATGCACGAGGAAATGCTGAGGCTCTCATTAAGATCATGGACATGATTTGATCAAAATACTATCATCCATTATAATGATTAATGGATAGGTAAAGGAAACACATGAAGTTTTACACATATTGCTCACAGTACGGAAGAAATATTCTTTTTCGTGGTTATGAAAATGGTAGGCAAATAATCTCAAAAGAGACGTTTGCTCCTACATTGTTTGTCAAATCAAAGAAGAAACAAACTGAGTGGAAGTCTTTGTTTGATGAACCTTTGGATCCCATTGAATTTGGCGACATTAAGGATGCTAAGGAATTTGTAGAACAGTACAAGGACGTCAATGGGTTTGAAGTTCATGGTATGACTGAATTTCAGTATCAGTTCATTAACAAAAAATATCCTGGAACTATTCAATATGACGTTGATCAAATGGCAATTGAGTTCTTGGATATTGAAGTTGTGACTCCTGATGGCGCATTTCCGGACATTGCAACGGCACCGGCACCAATTGTTTTGATTGCAATGCATAATAAAACATTAGATAGGACTATTGTTTTTGGTACTAAAAGCCCATCAAAGAAGGTGGAGTTTGATTATCGAATTTACAAAGATGAAAACACTATGTTGCGTGAGTTCATTTTGTATTGGCAATCAAATTATCCAGACATTGTAAGTGGTTGGAACTCTGATCAGTTTGATTTTCCTTACATCATCAATCGTATTACTAGGCTCTTAGGTGAAGATTGGGCAAAGAAACTCTCACCATTCAACATTATTCGAGAAAGAGAAGTTGAGATTCGGGGACGCAAGGTTCAGACATATGAAATTGTAGGTGTTACTCAACTTGATTATTTGGATCTCTATAAGAAGTTTGCATCATACTCACAGAAAGAATCGTATACTCTTGGTTTCATTGCTCAAGAAGAATTGGGGGAAACAAAGCTAGAGGCTCCTTGTGAGTCATTCCGAGAGTGGTATGAAAATTACTTTGACGTGTTCTTAGCATATAATGCACATGATGCCAAATTGGTACATAAGTTAGATAACAAATTGAAGTTGATTGATTTGGCAGTGTCTGTTGCATACATGGCAAAAATCAACTATAAGGAAGTATTTAGTCCGGTCAGAACATGGGATGTGTTGATTTATAACCATCTAGCAGAAAGTAAGATTGCACCTCCTCCTCGTAAGTCTAAATTTGCATCTGAGTTTGAGGGTGCTTATGTTAAAGACCCTATACTTCGTCTATATGGTTGGGGCATGTCATTTGACTTTGCTTCACTGTACCCAACAATCATCCGACAATGGAATCTCTCACCAGAGACTTTGGTTAGGGATGATCATGCACAAATTACAGTTGACACTTTGGTTAAGGGCGAACTGGGAAATTGGGCAAAATATGTGAAAGATAACGACTATACCATTGCAGCAAATGGATCAATGTACCATCGTAATAAAAAGGGAATTTTGCCCACTATGATGGAAATGTTAATGATTGGTCGAAAAGTAGCAAAGAAGGAAATGCTGAAAGTAGAGCAAGAGTATCAAATCACAAAAGATGAAACTCTAGTTCCACAGATTTCAGCATTGAACAATAGACAGTTGGCTCTTAAAATTTTGGCCAATGCCGGCTATGGTGCTATTACTAACGTTGGCTTCCGATATTATGAATTGGCTATTGGTGAGGCAATCACACTAACAGGTCAAGCATCCGATAAGCACATTGAAAAGTCTTTGGATGAATACATGAATAAAATGCTCAAGACCAAAGGCGTGTCTTATGTAACATACGCAGATACTGATTCTGTTTATCTTGATGTAGATCCACTTGTGAATGCAATCATGCCGAATAAAGACATAGACAGTGTTGTTAAGTTGCTTGACAAGATTGGTCTTGAAATTCAAAAAGGACCAATCCAAAATTCAATCGACTTTATTTACAATGAATGTAATTGTTTTGAAAAATTGATGGACATGAAACGTGAGGCAATCTACTCTAGAGGACTGTGGACTGCTAAGAAACGTTATGCATTGAAGGTTCATAATTCAGAAGGTGTAGATTACAAGCCATACAAATTGAAAATTATGGGTCTTGAAATCATTAAAGCATCCACTCCACAAAAAGTAAGAAAGAAACTAAAAGACGCTGTCACAGTCATCTTTGAACAAGATGAATCATCATTGCAACAATTTGTTAAAGACTATCAGACCGAGTTTGCTACTTATCCTCCAGAAGACATGGCTTTTCCTCGATCAGTTAAAGATATGGATAAGTGGAAAGAAGGTAACGGCGGATATAAGAAAGGAACACCGATTCACGTTCGTGCAGCCATTCTCTATAATGCATACTACGGAACGAATATAGGCCAAGAGTTGATGAATGGCGACAAAATGAAATTTATTTCTTTGAAAGAACCAAATATCATCAAGGAAGATGTGATTGGTTTTCCGAGTACAGGTAAGATGCCAGTCTTGGTCATTCCACTTCCAGTTGATGTAGACAAAATGTTTAATATGACCTTCATTCGGCCATTGGAAGCTATTGCAACTGCAATTGGATGGTCACTAGAAGAGAAAGCATCACTTGAGGATTTTTTCGGATGATAGAAATCAAATTGTCTTCCATCAATTCTGAAGCTAACATACTAGATGTCATAACATGGTGTGAGGAAACATTTGAGGAACGTAGTAAAGACACTTGGTTCTTTGACTACATTCGCAATAAATTTGTTTTGACTGAAGAACAATTATCACTTTTTATCATGAGGTGGAAAGATGAGTGAGTTGAACATTGACATTTTGACTGAGTATTCAAATGAGTTGTCTCCATTGGGTGCAAAATTATCTGTTGCTCTTTATTCTTTACTTTGTGAACTAGAGTCAAATAATGAAGAACTTTTAGCATTAATACTGATCAAGTATCCTGAAGTGCAGAGACAGTTTGTTGAGGCCGTTGACGTTTGTAAGAGACGGAAAACTCGACAGTCGCTAACAGAAAAATTAAAACAATTTGAGGAGCAACTTACCCCTGAAGAACGAAAACTTTTTAAGGAGGAGGTCAACAGCATTTTGACACTAATTAACTGATCATGTTATTATTCACAATAAATTTTTAACCACAAAGGAGAAGTGAAATGAAGAAACACAAAGTGACTTTTGCAGCAAAGCGTAAGGGTGGCCTTCCTAAAAATTTGAAGGAAGTATCCTTCACTACTTACGAAAAGGCTCGGTCTGCAATTCGTTGTTATATTCGTACTATGAAGACATACCATGCACAAGAACATGGTTATAATCCTGCAATGGGACAGTTCGGTTTCAGTGTAGTTAAGAACTCTTAGGGATGGGAGTAGTTTGTTTGTCGGTGGCTGTACTCAACATGAAACCGACATAAATAAAATGTCAGGTAGCTCCTGACATTAAATCAATCAGCAAGGAGAAACACATGGTAAAGAAAAAAGAAGTAACTATCCCCACTTGGACAGTGTTTGGCACACATAACGTAGCCATTGAGATTCATGAACACGAAACTGATGAAGGAACTTTCTATCAAGCTGCCTTCGGTCTGTTCTTAGATGATGGATCTATGACCTTAGAAGAAGCAATTGACACTGATCCAGATCAACAGCAACATATTACAATTTTGACAGAACTCTTTGGGGAAGATCCTCAAATGTTGGCAGTGGATGCTGCTAAGTTGGCATCTGTTCTATTTGAAAACGTAAATGCCACGGCATTTTTGTTTGAGGACAATGTGATGGTAGATGAGATGGATCTTGAGAAACTTATCGAAGAGGCTACTGGAACAAGTACTACCCTGCACTAAATCATGGCGGTTCCATGAACAATCAATCAAAACCATAAGGAGAGAAAATGTCTAAAAATGCACTTTTAGAAAAACTTAAAGCATCAGGGTCAATTAAAGTAACAACATTGGCAGAGTCTGCGTTGTTCAATGAAAAAGACTTCATTCCTACTTCAGTGCCGTCAATCAACGTTGCCTTCAGTGGAAGGTTAGATGGTGGTATGGTATCTGGATTGACAGTACTTGCGGGTCCTTCTTAACTATAAATATATTTGAAGGGTAGCTCCCTGTATCTGTAAGTACAGATCAATCAGCATCAATAAAAGGGAAACACATGAACTATCAACACATTCATGACTTAATTATCAGTCGTGCAAAATCTAGACAAAAAGATAATACTAAATATCAAAATCATCACATAATCCCGATTCATGAGGATCCGTTTTCAACGGAAACTGTTCCTGTCACATTAAAAGAGCATAGAATTCTCCATCTCTTAAGATGGAAATTTGTGGGTTCGCTTGGAAATAAAATTGCTTATAATTTAATGAAAGGATTCACTTCAATTGACGTACAATTGGAAGTGTGTTCTATTGCAGGTAAACTTGGGGGTAAAGTTACTAAAGACAATAAATTGGGAATATTTTCAGATGAGTGGGACAGGTCATCTGAAACAAAGAATAGATGGAGAACAGGAATAATCAATGTAGACATGTTCAATGGATATGAACATTGTTCTATGGCAGGTAAAGTTACCAAAGACAATAAATTGGGAATATTTTCAGATGAGTGGGACAGGTCATCTGCATCTAAAAAAATATGGGATGATCTTTCAGTATCAGAAAGACAATATAGAGCTGAGAAAAATGCCGAATATGCTGCTATGGGAGGCCAAAAATCTAAAGAATTGGGTACTAACTTCACTTCATGGGATAAAGAAAAACATAAAGCAGTGTGTTCTAAAGGAGGAAAAACAGCAGGTAAAATTCCAATGTGGACAGATGGTGTTATAAACAAAAGATCATATACATGTCCGGGTGAAGGATTTAGACGTGGAATGACATTACATAATAAACGTAAGCAAGGAGTGATAGATGAGTAAATTAATGGATAAGCTCTTAGGTTCAGGTTCAATTAAAAATGCTGCAGTTTTAGCAGAATCTACTTTTTTTAATGTGAAAGATAATATTCCTACATCGATTCCGATTATCAATGTTGCCTTTAGTGGAAGGTTAGATGGAGGATTGGTTCCTGGCGTGACTTTTTTTGCAGGTCCTTCTAAGTCATATAAAACACTTGCTGCACTTTTCTGTATGAAGGCATATTTAGACAAATATCCTGATGGTATTGCTATGTTGTTTGACTCAGAGTTTGGCGTTACTCCAGAATATCTTCAAGAGCAAGGTATTGATTCAAGTAGAGTTATTCATATTCCAATTGAACATTTAGAACAGCTTAAGTTTGATATGGTCAAAAGATTAGATGCAATTGAACGGGGAGATAAAGTTTTCATTATGATTGACTCTTTGGGGTCATTAAGTTCGAAGAAAGAGGTTGAAGACGCATTAGAAGAAAAGTCTGTTGCAGATATGACAAGAGCAAAGGCTATTCGCAGCCTACTGCGCATTATTACACCACATTTAACAATGAAAGATTTGCCTTGCATCATAATTAACCACACATATAGTGAGATGGGTCTTTTTCCGCGACAAGTAATGGGTGGTGGTACGGCAACAGTGTATTCTGCCAATCAAGTGTTTTTCTTTAGTAGATCACAAGAAAAAGACGGAACTGAAATTGCTGGTTGGAATTTTACTATTACTATTGAAAAGTCAAGGTTTGTCAGAGAGAAGTCTAAATTGACTTTCCAAGTAATGTATGAAACTGGAATGAATTTATTTAGTGGATTGATGGATCTTGCCCTTGAATCTGGGCACTGTAGTAAACCTAAGAATGGATGGTATTTGTCCAAATACGGTGACAAAAACTATAGATTAGCAGACACCAACACCACTGAATTCTGGAACCCGATTGTTACTGACCCTACGTTCCAAGAATTTGTCAAAAATAAGTTTATGCTAACAACACGGGCACAGTTTGAGGAAGAAGATGACTCGGATGAATCTGAGTGAAGTATTTGACAGACC